GGCTGTGCCGCCGGAAAGGGTAAGCGCCCCGGACATAGTGACCGCCGCAATTCCCGTCAGATCACCCGTGTCGCTCAAAACGCCAACCGAGTTTTGCACCAGCTTGCCGGTGGTACTGTCAAACCGCACCAGGGCGTTGTCCGTGGACGATGCCGGGCCGACCACATCACCGCTTGCACCGGCCTTGGTGGCCAGCACCTGCACTGCGCCCAGGTTGTCCTTGTAGAACAGCTTGCCGTCTGTGATGTTGATCGCCAGCTCACCGTTGGCCAGGTTGCCAGCCGTTGGCGCTGCGGCACCAGTGGTGGAGTAATAGAGCTGAATTGGCGTGAAGTTTGTCTGAGCCATGTTTTTTCCTCTGAAATTTAGAACGTGCCACCGGAAATGCCGGACCACGTTGGTGTGCCTGCGCCCGCCGATGTGAGCACCTGACCGGCCGTGCCGTTGGCAATGAAGGCAGTCGCGCCTGCGCCGGACTGGTACGGGATCTGGGATGCCGCGCCGCCAGCCAGGTTTGTTGCCGTCGTCGCTGAGCCCGCAGTCGTCGCCGATGTGGCCGTCGCTGCGTTGCCGCCAATTGAAAGCCCCGCAGCCGTGCCCGTAAGTCCAGTGCCAGCTCCGGAGAACTGCGAGGTGGCGGTTATCGTTGTGCCAGTGATTGCCAGTGCGGTTGTGGCCCCAATCACCACATTGTTAATCGCACCAGAAGTTGCCGGGTTGATGGTCACAGTACCGGTGCCAGACGGTGACAGCGTGATGTTCTTGTTCGCCGGGCTTGCGGACAAGCCGCCGTTTATGGTGATGACACCACTGCCGCCGCCATCCCAGTTAAGCAAACTTGTGCCGCCAACCGTCCTTAAATTTCCACCAAGAATGGACAGCGCGTAATAGTTTTCGCTTGCAAAGTTTGTGTTCGCCGTGATCACAGTGCCGGTCACGGCTGCGGCAGTTGTGGCACCCAATGTTGTACCGTTGATGGTCCCGCCCGTGATTGCAACGCTTGCTGCGTTTTGCACAGCCATGGTGCCCAGGCCAAGGTTCGTGCGAGCCCCAGCCGCATCCGTGGCCCCGGTGCCGCCGTTGGCCACAACCAGGGTGCCCGCCAGCGTCACAGCGCCCGTGGTGGCCGTTGCGGGTGTCAGGCCAGTGGTGCCCCCATTCCAGCTCAAAACACCCGTGTTGGCAATCGTGACCGCTGTGGAGCCGTTGTAGGACGTCCCCGACAGGCCGGTGCCAATCGTCAGCGCCGCAGACGCGGTGGCCGTCACCGTGATCGAGCCGCCAAGCGACACAGGCGTGCCGTTGATCGTGACCGATGAAAAACTCAGCGCCGCGTTGGGAATGTTCGACAGCGTGTTCAACGACGCGTCGATGGTCTTGTTTGTGATCGCCTGCGCGCCGGTCAGCGTCACCCCGTCCGTGATGCCATAGCCCGCAATCGTGGTGGGCGTGCTGGTCACGTTGGACCATGCAGGCGTCACGGCCGTGGTGCTGGCGCTGGTCACCACGCCCTTGCTGTTTACAACCAGGACAGGCACCAAAGCGCCCGAGCCGTAGGTGTTGGCCACAACGCCCGAGGCAGGCAGGTCGGCGTTCACCATGGCGCGGAACACAGGGTCGGCATTGCCGCCGCTCACAGGGCCAGCAAACACCGTGTTGGCCGGTACCGGGGCCACGATCAGCGTCGAGCCCCAGGTGGGCGCGCCTGAGCCACCCGACACCAGGACTTGGCCCAATGTGCCCTGGGGGCCAATGTAGAGGCCGTCGGCCCCGGACCACACCACCGCGCCGGGCTGCATCACCAAGCTGCGGCTGGTGCCGCCTTGGTCAATCGGCAAAATACCGTCGATCTGCGTCTGGTCGTTCAAGTCGACCGATGGGTGGCGGTGGTCGGCGCGCGCAAGCTTTGTTGCTGTTCCGGCCACACCTGTGTTGAATCCAGTCAACGGGATTCCACCGTAATCTGCGTTCAGCGTGATATTGGCCGTCAGCGGCCCGCCACCTGTCAGGCCGTTTCCGGCAATGACCTCGCGGCTGGTTGGCACAAACCCCGTGATCGACAGAGGCACCTGTGTGGCTGCCATGACGCGGCCCGTGGCGTCCACGGTGAACTGAGGCACGTTGGTGCCGTCGCCATAGACCCCAGGCGTGACGCCAGAGGCCGCAAGCTGCGCCGTGCCGACGCCACCAGGGGCAATCGAAAGCGTCACGTTCGATGACAAGGCACCGCCGCCCACCAAACCGGTGCCAGCGGTAACCTGCCGCGTCAAAGGCACGCCCGCGACGTTCAGCAAATCGCCTGCGCGGATTTTGTAGGTGTTGCCGTTGTAGACCCCAATCAGCAGCGTGTCCTCAGACGCCACAGGCGCATCATGAAGTTGCGTGATCCGGGTCGGGATAAGATTTGATGGGACAGTTGCCATTTTTTAATCCGTAATGTAGATGAATCGCTGGTCATCTTCTGTCACGACAAACCGCGATCCGTCCTCCGTGATCAAGCCCGATGGGTTTGTTGTCACAGAAACATCCGGGCGTACAAAAGGCAGCACAATTTGGTCCTCTTTGCGAGGCGCAAGCCGGTAGGGGTCGTAATCGTCCGTGTCCGCATCACAGACCATCAGGGCCGGGAAGTTGGGGTCCGGATGCAACTCGGCCAGCCGGAACTTGCGCGAGCAGCGGGCGCAGATGCCCAGTCCAAATGTCGGCTCTCCGGTGGGGTCGATGAAGCGGCTCATTTTGTGTACACGCCGATGCCAGGATTGATGAAGGTCGGAGAGCCATCGTTGTCGCCATCCCAAGCGGTCTGGCGTGCGGCCAACCAACGCTGCTCCAAGAGCGGCATCATGTTGGCGTCAACGCTTGGCGTCTCGGAGGCCACACGCGAGGCCAGGCCCGAAATGATCGCTTCCAGCCAACGCTGGGGCACCTCGACGTCTTGGCGCAAATTCTCTGTGTCCATGATGTGGCGGTGCCGCCAAACGATCAGCTGCTGGTGTTCGGCAGCCAAGTTGGGCGACGGCCAGACGTTCATCACGGGCGTTGGTAGATCACGCTGGAACCAGTAGGTCAGCGGTCGGCCCAAAAACACCTTGTTGCTTTGGGCCACGTAGGTGTCGCGGTTGAGCTGGCCCATAGGGATTTCTTGGGGCATGGTTCCCAAGTAAACCTGCCCAATCAGCATGGGGGCCGTGCTGGTGATGCGGAAAAACCCATCTGAAACGGCAGGCACCACATCGGTCCATGTCCACTCCCCGGCTGCTGCGACAGTGGTTTGCGTGCCGACCTGCGCCCAGATGATGCCGTCGGAAGATTTCTCAAACGTCAGGTCTACCGACGCTCCCAGCCACTTCACACCCACGGTGTTGACAGCGCCCGCGCCACCGGAAAAGTCCACGGTGTAGCTGGTGGGCAACGATACCGTGGCTCCGGTCAACTCCTGCAGGGTGCGCAAGTTGGCGTTGAGCACCTCAACGGTGCCGTTGGACAGGGTGACAACAGGCTGCCCCTCATAGAAGGGGTAAATCTGGCGCTCGATGCACCAGCTTGGGGTCTTGGTGTTGGCCAGCTCACTGAGCAGGAGATACAGCGCATCCAGGGCGTAGGTTTGCATCTCGGCGGTGATGGCCTGGGCAGGAAGGCGGCAACGGCGAAAGGCGGTATCGACCACCTTAAGCGCGTTGAATGTTGTGTTGCTGATACTGCCGGAAAAGGCCATGCTAACTCCGTAGGTGGTCGTCAGATGGCCGCTGGTCCAGCGTGCCCTTTGGGGTTGTGGAATTGTAGATCAAGGGCAACAGGGCGGCAAACTTGCTGCCCCGCACGATCAGCAATTCGGGACTTTGCCGCCTTTTTTCATGGCCAGCATTGGCTCGCGAGAGGCAACGGGAACAGAGCGGCGGGCAGGGGCTTCGACTTTGCGGCTGGCCATCATGGCCTCACGGCGCATGGTGGGCGTCACCGCCATCTCGCGCTTGTCCATGGCCTCGATCTTGGGCACCTTGCCGCCCTTGGCCAGCTTGGTCAGGGGCTCGCCCTTGTGCATGGCCTTCTCGTGCTTGTGGACAGCGGTCTTCACCGTCTTCTTGTCCATGGCCGCGTCGCTGTGGACTTTGCCGCCCTCGGCGTACTTTTTGACAGCGCCGCCAGAGGCTTTGCCGGACGGTGCTTTCTTGCCGCCAAAATCAAATTCTTTCACGTATGTGCAACCCATGGTGTGCTCCTTCATTCCCTAGAGGGATGCCCTTTCAGGCCGTCAATCTTGCGCTCGATCCGATCAAATCGGTCAAGCGGTTGCTGTACGTCCGCGCGAAATTCAGCTCTTGTGATGTGGTCCCGCGCGACTTCTTCACGCGTGCGGTTGAGCAAGATGCCAAGACGTGCGATCTCGTCAAACTTGATTTTCAGCAAAAACCCCATCAAAGCCACAACAGCACTGAGGACAATATTCCAGACCATCATTTCCATGACGCTAAACCTCCGCGTCTTGGTTCTTACGCTGTCGCGTAGGTTTTGATGCACTCAAGGACGATTGAGTACATATCACCTGCCCCAGCGTCTCTTGTGGTGAACAGCACGTCACCCGTCTTACCTGCACCGGCGTTATTTGGAATACCGCCAAAAGACGAAAAGTCCATCAGGTAGTTTGAGTTTTGCGGAATCTGCCAAGCAAAAACATCGGTTGTAGCGTCCCACAGAATTTGAACTTCCAAACCGTGCGTAGTTCCGTAAATCTTGTTCAGCTTTACGCCGTTACACGCCAGTCCAAAAGCGTTTGGACTCAGAGTAGAAACATCAATTTTGATGACACCGGTTTCACCCGTGCCGTCTGAAAAATTGGTGAACTTGCCGATGAACAGGCGCTCACCGTCAAGGATCGTTTGTGAGGTGACTGCGTCAGCCATGGTTCACTCCGATCAAGCGGCGATGACGATGACGCCAAAGGTCGCAGCAGCGGGGTCAACAGGGGCTGCGGTGATGTTGGACGCACGAATGGTCACGGTGTTTGCGGCCGAGACAAATGCGTTGAAGATCAAGCCAGCAGCAGGAGCAGCGGGCAGGGCCATGATGACTTCATCGCCAGCGGCAGCGCCAGTCACGGTGATGGTCAGGTCGGCCTGAGCGGCAGCGCCAATCGAGCCAAAGTTCAGGGAAGCGGAGCCGGACAGCACTTTGGTGATGGTGTTGCCGTTGCCAGCAATGAAGCCGTTCAAAGAGCGTACTGGGCCGGAGAAGGTGGTCAAAGCCATGATGTTTCCTTACATGCAAGTTGTGCGCAGCCGTCTGCATGTCGTCGGCCTGGGCGGGCCGTCTGCTGCGCGATAAGAAGGTGCCCAACAGGCCACTTACTTAGCAGCACTGCCCTTCAAGTATCTCACGGCGGATTCCAAAATGTCAATTTTGTCTCGGAACAGGCCAAGGCCCTGATTGCACTTGGTGCACAACAACCCACGAGCGGTTCCAGTGTTGTGGCAGTGATCAACCGCCATGGAAATAGTTTTCCCGCGAATCACAGCGGTTTCTGGCTCTTTGCAGATTGCGCAAACGCCGTCTTGCTCTTTAAATTTCTGGTTGTACCAGTCCAAAGTGACGCCGTAGAGTTTTTGTAGGTCCTTGTCGGCGTAGTAATCGGGATTGGCTGCCCGTGATTTTTGGTACCACTGCTGCATGTATTCACGTCGATTCTCTGGACCTTCTCGACGTTCTTTCCAGTAAAAATTGTCGCACCCCCACTTTTTCATTTTGTTTGGTCTAAATGCTTGGGCTTTTTCTGGTTTTTCTGGAACATCAGAAACAAAGGCCCAGAAATCATTTTTCCAAGAATCTGGCAGAAAATCTGCGTGGTATCTGCGCAAATTGCACCATGCCCCGTAGGCTGGATGCTTTTCTCTAGACCCCCAGTCTTTGGGTCTAGTTGGATCAACATCGCCATGCCTCTGAAAACGCTTGTAGTGCGTCTGGCATAGCCCCTTGGCAATAACGGGTTGTGTGCAATTGTGAACATAGCACTTCTCGGGCATAAAAAAACTCCTAAGGTTTTGAGGCCTTAGGAGTTTGACTTATCCCGGTAAAAGTGTCAACTTATACACCGGCGGTTCCGTACAATCCCCTTGGGTCTGTCCATCCGAGGACATATCGCTCTGTGGCCTTGTAACGCATGCTGTCGGTTTCGAAGTCGCCTTCCATGGATTTCTCCAGGCCGCGACGCATCAACAGTTTCAGACCTTCGGGAGCGTCGGTCTGAATCCACCAGGCTGTGGTGGAGGTGATACGCGAGAGGTTGGCTTGGCCAGAGGCCAGCAAGCCCATCGACTTCACAGGGTTGATGTCGTTGTCAGCGGTGCCGGTGCGCAGCACAGACTTGAGCAGCGTCTCAGCCTGGAACACGTTGGACGGACCGGTGACGATCTGTTTGGGTGTCAAGCGGATGCGCTTGCCGTTGTTGTCCACCGCATTGCGGATCTGGATCAACAACTGCTCGAGCGAGGTTTGCGACAGAGCGGCAGGGGTGGTCAGCTGGTTGCTGAACGTGCCGTTGACGATGGGGTGCGATGTCGAAATCAAAGACACGCCGTCGCCACCTGTGTACGCACCGTTGAAAGCGCGGTTCAGGATGTTGGCAGCCAGGGTTTCTTTGGTCTCGATCAACGACTGAGCCAGGTGCTTGGCGTAGGTCTGACCGATACGGATGTGGTCGCCGTCTTCAACCAAAACTTTGGTCAAAGCGAAGGCCAAGCCGTACACCTTGTACAGGTAGCGCTGCAGGAACAGCACGCCACCAGACTGGTACGTCACTGCCATGCCGTCGGGCAGCTCGGGAGCTGCGCCAAAGCCGTACAAGACGGGCTCTTCATGGTAGTTGCGTGGGATGCCTTTTTGCTCGCGGAACACTTGTTTCCACTCGTCGGCACGCTGGTCATAAACACCGTCGAACACTTCGTTCAAAATCGGTTCAACAACGGAACGGAAGTCCGTACTGCGCATTGGGGTTGCCATTTTTCAGCCCTCCTTAGATGCTGTTGACCGGAGCTTTGTAGTGGTGTTCGTTGATACGAACGGTGGCCACGACATAAGCGTCTGTCAAAGAGTCATTGATGTTGTAACCAAAGCCGGTGATCTGGAATTGACCAGAGGTGGCTTGGATCACGCTGAGTTGAGTGTTGCTCAGACCTGTGCGGGTCGAGCCACCGGGCGAGGCCACGGTCCAATCGCACTCTTCGCCCACAGCCGTTTGCACGGTGGTGGTGCCAGGTGTGCCTGGATTCGTGTACTGCACGTCGAACAGCGTCTCGGGATCGTCATAGACCCAAGCGGTGATCTCAGTGCCCGTAGTGCCTGTCGGCCAGAAGGGGCTGATGGTCGGCTTGCCGGAAGCGTCAAGGTACTGGCAGCCAGCAAAGATTCCCAACAGGGAAATGCCGTCTGTAGTGCCGTCACGGGTGCCGTCAGAGCTGCCCAATTGAATGACACCAGCGTCGGTCAACTTCACAGGGTCGCCCTGGAAGATGTTGGCCGCGTAGGTGCTCGCGATGGTGTAGGCCTTCGGACGCATCTGACCACTGTTGTGGAAAGATGGACGGAAGCCAAAAGGTGCGCTTGTCGAGGACATTTGGCGTTTTCCTTATGGAAGGTTGAAGATGGAAACAACTTGTCAGGTCAGCTCAAAACGAGCGTTCCTGCGTTGCCCAATTTCCGCATTGCCATCACCCATGTCCAGACGTGACTTCGATGATCTCGCTTGCTGCTCCATGAACTCGGCTGTGTCGCTGAGCTTTTCCTCCTCGCGCAGAGGGGCGTCATGGTGAGCTTCCTGCATGTATTTCTCATACAGGCTCATTGGCAGCTTGAATGCAAGCATCTCGTTCACACCAATAAAGCCCTGATACTCACCAGTTTTGATGGTGACGTAATCCCAGCCAGGAACATCATCCGGCTTTAGGGGCTCGTAACCCAGCCGCATTCGCATGTGGATGGAGTCGCGATTGTTTGTCGTGGTCAGCCAGCAGCAATGCCAGCCTTCGAGTTTTGGCAAGTCCGGTAAAGAGGACTGGTGGAACTGTTGTCGGAACATTTCAACCCGCTCGTCGTCGGATAACTTGCGATCTTCAGTTTTGGTGCGATCTTGCATCGCACGGCTGTCGCGGTTATCACCAGCAGATTTTTTAAAGCGTTCGTCAGACATTACTCGCTCCTTTCAGCGATTGTGGAAAATTATAGGCTTGATTTTTTGCAAACACAATCAAGCCCGATTTGCTTTGTCATACGCGGCATACCGCTTGACGTACTTTTGACGCAAAACCGGGTCGTCCCAGACACCTGCATCGATCAACGCCTGCTTGCGCTCGGGGCTGATGTAGACCTCGGTCCGGGTCGACTGAGGCGCGTGCTCACGGCCAGAGCCGACGGCAGGACCGCCGCGTGGGGCGCGATTGCTGGCTTGCGCCTTGCTTTCAAAACGCTCAGGCAGGCGACGGGCCGAACGCTTGCGCAGCTCTTCCCAATAGTCGTCCGACTTGGGGTCGAAGCCCTCGCGCATCAAAGCCGCGTCAATCGCCAGCACAATGGCCGACTCTTCATCGCTGCCGTCGGGCTTGTACCAGGGCGCATCTTCCATGAAGTCCCTGGCGTGCTCGATGACGGCCGGGTCAATGCCTGTGTCGTTTTGCACCGGGGCCACGCGGGCAGACTGCTCGCGCTGCTGCTTGACGCTGGCCAGGTGGTTGGCCTTGGCGAAAGCCTGGTCCCGGTACCGCATCGCCTGCGTCACGTCCTCGCCGTTGCCAGCGGCCACGGCCTTGGCAATCACCTGCTCGGCCATCCGGGCCTCGTTCATCGCCTGCTGGATGCTGGCGTCGACGGAGCTGAGGTCTTGCTGCACGGCCCGCTGCTCTTGGGCCGTAAGGCGGCGCTCCAGATCGTCATTGCGGTTACGCAGGAAACTCAGCTCCAGCTTGTCGCGGCCAATGGCCTCGTCGCGGCGCTTTTTGCGCTCGAGCTTTTCCAGGCGGCGGCGCTCGCGGATTGCCTCGCGCTCTGGATCGTTGGCATCGCCCTGGGTTTCGCCGTCATCGTTGTCGGTGCCGTTGAGGCGCTCGTCTTGGTCATCGGCAGTTGCTGAGGCCCGGTCTTCAACGATGATGACATCTTCGTTGTCGGGTTTGCCGTCGTTTTCGGTCATGGTTGGCATGGTTTATGCTCCGTTTGCTGGGGCTTCTGGGCGCAGAGCATGCACCACTGAGCGGAAGATGAAGTCTTTGGCCTGTTGGGCTTGGGGCAGCATGTCGAAGGGCACCATGCAATGATGCGTCTTGGCCACGGGGTCCTTGACCGGGCCGTACACCCAGCCTTCGGCAACCTTCTGCGCCATCCAACTCTCGTGGCTGGCCTCGGGGCCGACGTTGTTGCTCATGTGCAAGTCAACCCCCATGCGTGCGCTGTCGCGCTGCCACATCGGGGCGTCCTCCCAGGCTGGCTGGCTCATGTCGCCCAGAGCCTGGCAATAAGCGCGGTTCACCTCGTGGCAAACGCGTGCGATCTGTTCGCGGTTCATGGTGCCACCTCGGCCAGCTTGCTGCGCAGCTCGTAGCCCATCAGCGGCCAGAGTTCGTTCTTGGCGTTTTCGATGGCCACGGCATCGCCGATTTCGGCGTTGTCGTTCAGCGGTGAAACAGAAGCCGATGGGCGTCCGGTCACGGCAAACCCGTTGCGCGTGGTCAAGATGGCCCAGCGCAGGATTTGCCCGCTGTGTGTGATGTGCTTGACGATTTCGGTATGAACGATGTTGGCGTCCAGGTCGGAGGGTGTGATGCGTGGTGCGGTGCTCATGTCTGCTCCTTAAATGAACGCACGGATGGCCAGCGGGTCGCCGGTCACCTGGCCGATGATGTCCAGATCGTTGAAGATCACGAACAGAGCGGTCTCGCCGTTGGGCAGGGGAACCTCCCAGCGGTCGCCGCCGTACTTAGCCACGCGCACGTAATCGCCTGGGCCGCACCAACTACCCTCGGGCCAGGATTCCATGCTGTTTCGATTCTTGAAGGCAAGGGAGCCGACAGACACCACCTTGGCCACTTGCGTGTTCCACTTCTCGGTGTCTCTGGAGCCGTTGTCCAAAATGATGCCGGAGGCCGTTTTCGTCTTTGGGCTGCGGATCTGCACCAAGACTCGACTTCCGAACGGGGTGATGCCCGGGTCCGCGACCGGGAAAGCCTCAATCAACGCTTCGCTCATACTCTGCTCCTTTCAGCAGTTGCGGGCAGCCACAACGGCCGCCCTCAAAAAAAACCTCGCAGACCCGTGAAATCACAGGTCTCGGTCGTCGTTTCGCTCGTCGTCCAGCATTTTGAGCAGGGATGAAATGGCCGCTTCCAAACCAGCGACCATGCCCACTCGGTATCCGTACTCGAAGGCGTCACGGTTGACCGGGCGCTTGAGGGCTTCAAGCGCAAATTCCTGCTGCTCAGCCTTGAGCCGGTTCAGCAGGGCGTTTTCAATTGCCATCAGCAGGGCGTCTTAGGCATGCTGGGCGCTGCGGGCAGCGTTTGGCCCGTCACGGGCTGGCCAGCGGCCATGCGGTGGTGTTGGGGCACCAGGGCCGAATTCAAAGGCACGGTGCCGGATGTGGGTTTGTCGCTCATGGGATGCTCCTTTTAGGGGTTGGGATTGATACCGGTACCGGTGCTCACGGCGATTCTCTCACCGGTTTGGATTTCTGCAGCAGCCAGGCGCATGGCCGTGGCGTTGTCCGAGTCGTTCATCGAGACGCGGGCGCTGATTTCAGCCGCCGTGCGCTCGTTCTCTGCAGCCTGGCGCAGTTGCTCGCGCTGCAGCTCTTCTGCGCGCGCTTGCTGCTTGTCGGCCAGGCTTGCGGCATCGAGCTGGGCCTTCTGCGCCGCTGTTTGCTGCTGAATCTGCAGGCGCTGCGCATCCGTTTGGCCGCGTTGCTGCAGGGCGGCTTGCTGAATCTGCGCGTTGAGCTGGGCCACCTGCATGGTCGAGTCCGGTGGCATCTGCGGCTGCGGTGCGTATTGCTGGGCCTCTTGATCGACGGCTGCCAACAACTCGGCATACTGGCCAAGCTGCTGCTCCACCAGTTGCTGCACGCGCATGATCAGCTCGGCCTGCTGGTCCGCATCCTCCTCAATCTGGCCTTTCTCGACGGCAAGGCGCACGCCACGGTGAGCTTCCGTCAAATAGTAGTTCAGCACGTGGTCGCGCAGGTGCATGGCCATGGGGTAGAGAAACGTCTTGATGATCGCCGGGTTTTTGCCAAACAGCGGCGACTGCAAAAACGAGAGGTGGACCATCATGTGCGCCAGGTGATCTTGCTGTGGCAGCACGTAGATCGGACGGCCCATGGACGCGGCGACGTTTTCGCTCACCGGGTCAATGTCATCCTTGCCAGGCTCAGGCTGAAGCACGTCGTCCGGGCTGAGCTTGACGTTGCGCAAGAACATCTCTTCGACCTTGCGCGCGTCGTACATCTGCGGCATCGCCGCTGCACGCTGCTGCACGGCCTGGACCTGGGCGAAGCGCTGCGCTTCGCTGAAGATGGCGGGGTCGCTCACGGGCACCACGTCCAGAGGACCGTCGAAGTCCTCGGGCTTGACGTCGAGTCCGGCTTCCATCGCTTCGATGTCGTCCTCGGTCAGGTATGCGCTGTTGATGCGGTGCAGGATTTTGAAAACCCTGGCCATCGAGTTGTGCAGGCGCGAGTGGATGGAGCTGAACACCACCATGCCCTGCTCGATCAGCGCCAGCGTGGTACCAACCGGGGCGTTGGGGTTTTGGTCTGAGAGCTTCTCGAAAGAGGTCTGCACCACGCCTTTGCCCGCGTCCACCAGGAAGCCAAGCAGCTGGAACAGCGTCGGGCTTGGGCCGTTGAACGGCAGCGCCATGGCCAGCTTGCGCACATCATCGACCAGCGCGCCCCCGTCAAGCTCGACGATCTCGGTTGGCTGCACGTTGATGGTCTGCCCGCCAGGCCCGCCCTTGAGCTTGAGCAGCGTCGGGATGTTTTGAATGTGAGCTGAGTCCAGCAGAGCACGCAGCGCGCCCGTGGCCGCGCCGGAGAGGCCACCGATCATGTGGGTCAGGCCAATCGGGTACGCGCCGCGCCAAGGAACGAACGGAAACTCGACGATCCACTCCATCTCCTTGCGCCGCTCGTCCTCTGGCTCCCAATTCCGGTACAGCGCAAGCGCCTTCCCCGAGGATTTGTCGATGCTGATGATGTAGGGCTCGCTGCCGTCGCCAAAGTCCAAGTGCGTGTAGCACTCAAAGATCGTGCGCAGGCCGTCCTCGTTGTAGGACGTGTCCTCGCGACCCTCGATTTTGTTGTTGGCTTTGCTGGCCTCGCTGAACTCGACCTCGCCCGGTGCGCCCAGCTCGATGTCGATGTACATACCTGCCTTGACGCGACGGTTGAAGTCGGCCTTGGTCACGTACTGGACGTGCGTCTTGCGGTCGGCTGAATAGAAGTTGGTCGCAGCAAACGGCAGGTGCATGTCATCGATGGCGATGAACTCGGCCGTGGGGCGACGCCACTGAGGCGACCACATCAGCTTGAGGTACTGACCGCCACCCA